CTGAAGTGTGTGTGCTAGCTATTGCATATGCTATATGTTTATATAAAGCTTCTTCAGCAAACTTATGTATTTGCATTTCACCATCAGTTCCTAATGTGTCTGATATATAATTAATAACTAAATGATGGCCACTACAATCACCACTTAAGTGTATTCTACCTTGTACCTCATCAATATAAAAAGTACCGTTATCCTGTGCAAACTCTGGTGATATTCCATATCGTTTACCTTCATTAAACCTAAATTCTATATCTGTGTCGTCACTAAGATTCAATGATCTTGATGTTGTTTCTGTACCTGTGTTGTTTGCTTCTTTAAATTTATTCCATGCTTCTGAAGGTGATTTTGTTAAAGCATTGCCATCACCATCAAATAGATAATCGTAATTATCATCTTGTAATAAAGATGTGGGGTTATTTGTATATCTTGTAGGGTATAATCTTTTATATATACCTTGTCCATCAACTAATTGTAAACCAACATAATTAACATAATCATGAGGTAGAGGTATTATAAGAGATGGTGGCACATCTATTTCTTGTGATTTTCTAGATTTTAAAGTGTCATAACTAAACTCAGCTAAACCTCTTCTAGCATGAAATAAAACATCTGTTCTTTTTACTTTTGGTATTACTTTGTTTTCACCTACATAAGCTATTAAAAAGTTATTTACAACATCATCTAATGAAACGTATTGATATGTACCAAAGCTTTCACCTAATGCTCTTTCTTGTACTCTTAATGTAGCATTTGCTTTTGGTGCTCCATTACTTTCAAGCTCATTAGTGTTGTTTGTATTACCTGAAAAAGTTATTACACCCGTAGATCCATCGTAACTATAATTATCAGTATCTATTTCAACGCTGTTAACAAAAACTCTGATATCTGTCTTAGCACTTGGTATGCTAGGAAAGAAAACAGTTGTTAAAGTAAACGCTCGTTGACTACCATTTGGCTCTGTACTAAAAGTACTTTGACTTTGTTGGTAATATGCTTCTTGTGTTTTTTGAAATAATCCTGCCATTTAATTATCCTTTTTGTTGTTGTATATCTTCAATATTTTCTTTGTCACCTATTTGGTAAACATCAGTTGACTTCATTGCGACACCTGCTAGTTCTAATATTTTAATAACTAAAGCTGGTTCTTCTGATCCGTGTAACTCAAAGTTAGTTGATCCTGTTGCGTTATATAAAGCATCGTTGTTTGCATCTAAATAATAAGCCCAGTTAACTGTTGTAGGTTGTTTTATATAATCAACTTTAACCTTTGATGCTGTTGTTAGTTCTTCGTAAAATGGTGTTGTTGCTTTGCCTTTGTAAACTTTAATTGTATTTCCTGTTCTTGTGTATATAGGATTTGTATCTGTAGGTAATAATATATTACTCTTTAATAATAATCTAAAATCTTTTTTTGTTACAGTTTCACACTCATGAGCTTCTGTAGAGCTGACATAGTATTCAACTGTTGATAGTTTATGAAGAGCTGCGGGTAAACTATAACCACTACTGTATGAACCTAAATCAGTGTCAAAAACCTCAAACAATGCTATTTTTTCTTGTAAACTAGTTACAGAGTCTGCATGTCTAGTGTCATTACCTGGTCTTCTTAGATACTGATCTAAATCAAAAAAGTACTGTTCAAATATTTCTAATTGTGCTTGATTTGCAAATCTGTTGTATTCAATAGGCGTAAGATAACCTCTTTGCTCTTTGTTTGCAATTGACTGAACTCTAGTATATACCGTGTTTATATTTACTGCCATAATTTCTTTTTATATAGTGTAGTCACCCAATAGAGTGACTACTCTATAAAGTGATTAATTAGCTTAATCTTTTTTCTAAATTGTTGTAAGCTTCTAAACCTTCATCGGTTTTAAACCAAGCTGCTAAAGCTGAATATGGATGTTCATCAAAAGGAACATTCATAACTTTTCTACCTGTCTTGGCCCATGTAAAGACCCTGTTGTCTCCAGATAAAGTTATTAATCCTAATTCAACACACTTGATTCCAAAGTTTCTAAGCTGAACATTTTCATCATTTGCTAACTCAATAAGCAATTCTGCATTTTGTTTAGCAAACACTAATATGTCTCTTCTTAGTTCTTTAGAAGTTAACTTTGAAACTTCACTACCTTGTTCTGTTCTTAGTATTGCTTCTGCTCTATCAACGTCCATGTCTCTAGCTAGATTTAAAGCTTCTATTTCTAAGTTAAGGTAATCCATATCATCTTCAGCTTCTTTAACTAAGTTTTGTTCTTGGAACAAAGTGTTTCTATCTGGATGATATAGTGATAATAGTTTCTGTAATGTTTGTTTTTCTTTTGGTACATATAGTGCACCATTTTCAAATACAATATGACCAAGTCTTGCATCACCTTTGAACTCATCTACAAATGGTGTTCTTTGGTTGATTGTATATTTTAACTCCCTCTCATATCCTTTCTCTTCATCAAAATAAAATATACCTCTTGATCTTATAGTGTATGTTAAAGGATTTAAATCTCTAAGTAAATAGTAATTCCTATCCTTCATTTCCCAAGAATCTTTTTTCTTAGGTTGTTCTTTTACAGCAACTACAGGTTCTTCTATAGCTACCGCTTTTTTTGTTTGTTTTTTTGCCATGATATAATAAAATTAAATATTAAAAAAATAAAAAGGGCTAGGCGCCGAAGCGCCTAACTCTTTTAAAAAGTATTAGTTAAGTAACATGAAGTTATTAGCTCCTTGTACTACTAGACATCTTTCTGATAAGAAGTTGATTTCCATAGCATCAAGATCAGATGTGATGTTTCCACCTACTGAACCTGTTATCCATGTTTTCATTCTCCTGTCATCAGTTTGTGAAGCTCTATATCTTACGTGTAAGAAAGGTCTTCGCATGCTTCTACCAACTACTTCATCATATACTGTTGAAGTACCAGCTGGGATTAAAACACCTCTGATATCATTGAAAGCGTCTTGACCTCTTAATGAAATATCATTTAAATATCTCCAATCTGATTTGTAGAAGTCATATGATGCTCTTCTAAATCCAGAGAAACCTAAATTCAATGCCATATCCTCAGAGTTGCTGAATACACCGTAAGATGTACCACCAGACCCGTAAGAGTTCTGAGCTGCTAACATATCATCAATTGCTAATGATACTGTTCTGTTACAATAAAGCATGTACTCTTCAATAGCACCTTGCTCGTCAAACTTTTTAAGAATCTCATCAAAAGATCCTAAGTCATCTACTGCACTAGTTCCTGCAATACCTGAAGTCACATGACCTCTTGTAGTGATAGCTTTAAACAAACCTTCAGTACCGAATGATTCTCCTGCACCGTTAATTGTTGAATCTGCTACCGATCCACCGACTGTACCTTTTTCTGACTCTAAAAGAGACATTTCAAGATAATCAGCAAACCTTAATCTAGTTTCAGCTTCTGCTTTTAGATACCATAAGTATCCTGAAGTACCGTCTTCTGCGCCAACTTCAACCCAACCGATTCTTGAAGTATCAGATCCAGAAATTGAATAATGATCTTTTAAGATAATTGGTTTGTTGTTAAACGTATTAAACTGAGGCATAACTGGGTTGTTACCAGCAGTTTCGCCCATACCATTAGTTCCCTTACCAAATTCAGAACCATAAACAAATACTCTACCACTTGCTGCTAGAGTTGTTGTGTTGATACCTGAAACATCTGCAATATCACCTGAAGCATGACCTGTTGTATAAGGAGCTACTGTGATTTTATTACCTGCTGGTAAGTGCGTTACTAACGCTCTAAATACTACTGCATTAGCTTGACCATCAGATACTAGAACTGTTTGACCAATTCTGATACCGTGAGTAGCTGCTGCTGCTGCGCTTGATCCTGGAGCCGCACCTAAAGTAAGGTCACCAGTGTTGGATCCTGTTGCATATCCTGTTACTTTATACGAAAGGTGTAACCTACCTTGTTCTGTCCAAACCACTTGATCTGAGCTCATTGCCTCTTCTGCCCCAATTGCCGATAAGAAACCAGATATAGTTCTTTTACCATATACTTCTGCTTCTTGTTCAATTAGATCAGGTAAGTACTGCTGAGACCAGTCATTACTACCAGATGTAAAATCTAAATAGTTAGTAGTTATTGCCGCTTTAACTGGTGAAGGTACGCTATTTAACGCCGATCCACCTGTTGGAGTAATTGCTGCCATAATTATTTATATTTATAATTGTTAAAATTTATTTTGATTTTGGTTTAAAACGAAATGAACTCATATCGTTGTCTTGTAAAACTTTTACTTTAAGGCCTCCTGCTTCAACTTCACCAAGACCTTGTCTAGGATCCATGTTAACATTTTTTGCTTTTGCGATACTATCTTTTATAGCATCAGCTCTACCTTGTTCGTAAAAATGATTCGCAACAGCGTCAGCGTTCATTGCTGTAAACAAAGATTTGTGATATCCTTTTGCATCAGATATGGTATTACTTTTGTTGTCAACAAATTTGTTAACAAAATTATTAATATCACCTTGTTGCTCTTTGACATTACTTGCATCTTTAACATTAAATCTAAATCTTTTCTCACCTATGCTATATTCAAAACCTTTAAAGTTTTTATTAAATACATCTTTAGTTTTTTGATCAAATGTAGTTTTTTGTTTTTCTACAATCTTATCCTGCTTACTTCGTTCTTCATTGTATCTATTAAAAAAATCAACAGCCTTTTGTTGGTCAGGTGTTAACTTAACACCAGCGTTAATTTCCTCATAGTATTTAGACTTTTGCCTGTCTAATTGGGCTTTAGCGTCGGCAACTTGCTCTTTAAACGCTAATTTCTTTCGCTTGATATCTTTTGGATCATCAGCCTCATCGTCGTAAGTAAAGTTATCTTCCATTAAGAAATCTACTTCATCACTTGCTAGATGTGGTTTTGTTTGTTTATAGTATTCTCTTAATAACGCTGTGTCATCAAACTTACTATAGTCTTGATTTAATTTAACATAATCCTCAAGATCACCACCAGTTTCTTCCATAAACTTCATAAGCTTTTGGATGTTTTCTGGTAACTCTTCCCCAGCTTCTTCTGCTTTTTCAATCGCCTCTTCAACTGCTTCCTGTACTTCTTCTACCTTTTCTTCTACTTTCTCGTCAGTTATTTCTTCTAAAACTGGAGCTTCTTTCTCTTCAACAACCTCTTCTTTCTTCTCTTCTACTATCTCTTCAACAACAGGTTTTTCCTCTTGTTTCACTTCTTCTTTAGGTTGTTCTTCTTTAACCTCTTCTTCTTTAGGTTCAGCAAGATTTACCTTTATAGGTGTATCATCTTGTTGAAACTTTTTAAGACGAGGTTTTTTTACCTTAGCATCACCTTGTGGTGACTCGGCGTTTTTTTCGTCTATCTTGACGTTTTCATCTTTTGCCATAATATAATATTATAAAATTAAACATATGTACTCTCGTACAATTTCTTAAGCTTTTCCTATGTATGCTATAATTTGTCCAGCGTTTATATCGATCTCAGTATATCTACCGTAAATTGTTACACCAGCTGGAACATCTACATTAGTTTGTGTTATTTGCACACCACCAGATCCTAAACTTGTTGTTTCAGCGTCAGCATCTGCATCATTAGCTGCTCCTTCAGAGTTAGCCCAAACAGTTGCGTCATCTGCAACCAAGCCACCTGAGCTATCAAAATCTGTTGCTGTTAAAGCTGTTATAGCTACAAANACATGACCCGTAGGAGGTTTTATAGCATCACTAGACGCTGTTGTAAAAACAGATCCAGTTATCTTACCAGTCCAATCATTAGTTACTATTGCCATTATTATTTATTTATTTGTTAAACATTAACTTGGTTCGAATCTTCCTAAACCAATATCTCCACTTATTATATCATTACCTGAAGATTCAAAATTTTTATTTTTTGATGCAGCAGTTTTTCTTTGCTCCATACCTTGCATCACAACTCTTGTGTCTTTTCTATCTTCACGACCTTCTTCCATAGCCCTTGCAGCTTGTTTGTCAGCTTGCTTTAGTTGTAAGTTATACTGAAACTCTTGCTCCATTAATTGTTTTTTAAGTTCAGCTTCAAGTTGTAATTTGTTAGCGTCAAGTTCAGCTTGCTGTGCATTGTTTTGTAGCTCCAGCGCTTGTATAGCTTGTTGTTTTTGAACTTCAGCTTGAGCGGCAACCTGTTGTGCTTGTGCGTTAGCTTGAGCTTGTTGTTGTATGTTTTGCTGTGCTATAGCTTGATCTCTTTCTATTTTCTTTTTACGTCTTAACTTTAGTAATTGATTTGCAAGCTTTATATTTCTAACTTCTCTAATATCAATTGCATCTTCAAGTTCTATACTATTAGCTTGTAAAGCCATTTGTATATTGTTTTCTAATAATTGTTTTTCTTCTTCATCAGGTTGTAACTGTAAGAATATACCAAAGTCATACAAGTGTAATTCACTTAGCTCTGCTAATGTTGCTACGTTGTGTGCGCCAATTGCTTGTATAAATGCGTCTCTTGTTGGTGAATACTCTATAACATCTGATATTCTCAATGATAAGTTTTCTGCTAGTTCTGATGTTAAAAATAAACCGCCTTGCAATATATGCCTTGTTGCAACGTTTGAATTTGCAGCTGCTAGTTTTTGTACACCTACTAAAGCGTTTGCATCTGGTGTGCTAGCATCTCTAGCTTCGTTTAATCCAGTTACATCTCTTATCATTTGTAAATAATAATTGTATGTAGTGATTAAACTTTGTAGCTTTTGACCACCACTACCACTTGATATTTCTTGTATAGGAACTTTACCAGGATTAGGATCACCTTCTTGCGTTATTGATCTACCTATGATACTACCAGTTTGGAAGAACATATTTAATGCTTCTTGTGGATTATAATTTGTACCGTTACCTAAATCAACTTCAGCTAAACCGTCGGCATCTAAGTAAACACCATCAGGTACTAATCTTGACATTACTTGCTGTAACTTCAAGTGAGTTAACTGTATCATATCAGCAAAACCTGTTACCCTTTTTACTAATGATTCTATTCTTCCCTTGTATATTCTTGGTGCATGTATAGCATAATTCATTTTAACCTTAGTATAATCACTCTTTGGTCTTAACATGTTTTGAGCTAAATTCCACTTTAATAATTTTTTTGTACCTAATATTAATGCTCCTTCGTATAGAACTTCTAGTGAGTTAGATAATTTTTCAAATGGAACTTCACCAACAGCTTCAAATGAATCATCTTTTTGTATAGCCTTTGAACCACCCGTACCTGTTTGTTTTAACTTATATACTTCATTGTTATATGTTTTATAATTAAAATATAATACTTGAGCGATATTATTATCAACATTATTATCATTGTATGATGAACTGTATCTATTTGCCGCGTATGCATTTTGATGTGGTTGATCTTCTATTTCCAATAAATCTTCATTTGTTAATTGTGGAAATTGTTTTTTTAACTCGTTTATAGGTATATTTTTTACTTCACCACAGTAATATATATCATCAAAATACGGAGACTCAGTGTATGAGTATACTAAATTAGCAGGATCAACATAATCAACTGTTATACCTGATGATGTATCAAAGTTATTTTTAACGGCAGCTATACCAAGCACCGCTATATCATAATACAATCTTTTTAATGTTTGATCGTATTTATTNCCATCAAACAAAACGTTTATTGCTTGCTCCTCTGCTATTTCTATTGATTGCTTATAAGTTAATTGCATGTGAAGCTCTAACTCTTCTTGTGAACCAGGTAATTCTGCTTTATCGTTTTCATATAGATTAATACCAAACTGATTTATAGCCTCATCTTGAAACTCTGCCGTTTGCATGTCTCTTATTATTGACTCCATATATTCAGTTCTTTTTTGAACACCAAATGGATCTTGAGAATATGCTTTAATATCATAAGCCCTTTCTGCTATACCATTAACAACAATATCAACAAATTTTGGAATTACAGGGACTGGTGTCCAGTCTAGATTTAGATATGATAAATCACCGTTAATTGATAATTCATCTTTATATTTTTGAACTGATTGTTCGCCTCTTGCATATAATCTTAACTTGTGAAAATCTTGTTGGTTTAAACTAAATCTATTAGAATTAAAGTCCTTACCAAACCATTCAGCTTCAATTGCTTGACCTACTTTTAATCCGTACTCGTAGCTGTTCTTTTCTTGATCACTGACTACTTGACTTGGAAAATAATTTTGTGCACTTTTTGTGTTCATCTTTTATTTTATTATTTGTGAAGTAAAACCTTCGTTATTATACTTTGAAAAACTTAAGTCTACTTTTGCTTTTTGAATCTTTTTATTCGGCTGATAAAGGTGTCTATTACATGCCATAATAGCAAGCCCGCTGCTAATAGTAGCATCAAACTTAGTACGCTTAGTAATATCAAACCTCGACCAATCATTTAGTGTTCTGTTAAAATACATGTTACCACAACCTCCATCTGACTTTAAACCTACATTTTGTTGTATGTAAGTTTCAATAGCTGCCGCGTGAGCTTGCTTTATATCTTCACTAGAATTTGGTATACCACCTATTTCTTTTTCTGTGGTTGATAGTTTATTCCAAACTTTATCTGGCCTATTCATTGAATAACCTCTATAACCGCGTCTTCTTAAATGATACAATAAACGTGGTTTGTTATTCTCTGCAAGTATTGGCATGCCATAAAACACTAATGCCATTAAAACATCTTCAAAAAATATTTCAGCGGTTGCTGGTCTAGCCACGTACTCTAAAAAGAATTGACTAGGAGGCGCGTCCTCCATACTAAACTTTGTTAATCCATGTAAAGCACCATTAGATCCTAAACCGTCTACAGTACCTGATATATCATAACTATCACAACCAAAAGCACCCATGTGTTCATTGCCTGGATAATTAGTTCCGTTTTTGTCAATTACTTTATTTTGCAAATGTGACGGTGGTACCCAACTAACTTTAAATCTACCGCCTGGATCTGGGTAAAACTGTACGTTTGAATCTTTTACCCCGTTAACCCACTGAAAATTACCAGTAGATACACCTTGATTTGTTTCTTCGTTGTAATCTATTTGTTCGTATATTTTTACTAGATTAAATATACTATTCTTTGTTTCATCTCTAAACGCATGTTCTTCAGATCTTGGAAACTGTCTGTAAAACTCGTTTAATGCATCTTGATCATTTTTTAAACCATCTGCTTCATTTTGCCAGTGATCTATAACGCCAGTATCAATAATGTCGTTGTGTGGGCCGTGGATCTCGTTATCTGGTGTATCAAACACAGGTAAGCCATACTCATCCATAAATCCTTCATAGTTCCACTCCATTGGTATAAAAAACGAATATAGTCCTGAAGCTGTTTGGCCATTTTTATTTCTTTTAGTTACGTCAGAGTTATAATATAATTTCTTAAAATTATCACCACCTTTATCTAGTGCATTACAAGTACTACCCATCATACACTTACCTATGATTCTACTACCTAATCTTAGAGTTGTTTTAGTTACTCTCCAGTTGTTTAATATATTATCTGGTCTTTCCCACTTGCCTGATTCATCATGTGCAAGAAGTTTTAGTTTCTCACCATCATATGAATTATCACCGGTGTTTTTCCAATCGATAGTCGTATCAAGACCGGTAAGTTCTTCTGGTTGATCGCTGGCAGCAACGGTAAGCTTTCTTCTTGTAAGCTTAGACGCTGGTACTCTGTACGCCAACTCTGTCTTCGGCCTGTCCATTCCATCCTGTATAGGTTTGAAAAAGAAAGGATAGTTGACTGATATTGGAACAACTTTATCCGTGAACATCTTTTTAGCGTCGGCACCAGACTTAGATAATATACCGAATCTTGCATCTGATGATATTGTGGCAAGGTTAACGATTTCACCTGAGGCCATAAATGAAAAACCAGATCGTCTGTTTTTAAGGTAACACATGCCATATGATCTTGTATCTGATTTACAAGCTTCCCAGAATATAAAGAATAATCTATTTGCTTCTCTAAAATCAGGGTGTCCAACGTCAATCTTTGACCATTGGAGGTACATGTAATGAGTACCAGTAACATAAGTAGCAANACCCTTGTTATAAAACCAGAAACCATTTTCTCTTCTTTTAAATTCATCCTCTATGTAATCAATATATTTGTTTTTAAACTCACCAGGATATTCTCTCCAATCAAATATTGATTTTATCTTATTGAGTTCTTTTGGGTATGGCATCACTTGCCATTTGTCATTTTCAAACTTATGTATTTTCTTTGGCGCTTTTGGTAATGCTATTTGAAAGTTTTGTATTTCTATTATATCACCAATCTGCCCTGTCTTAGATATAACAACAATGTCGTGTTCTTTATTATACCCGTACTTCCACTTTTTACTTTTGTTTAACCTATTAACAGTTGTTAACTTTATTGGTTGAACAATTTTGTATAATGTTTGGTTGTACATTATGTAGATCTGTTTTCAGCAAAGCCGCCAAAAGCTTGTGGCTTATCTTCTTTCAATTTACCATCTAACATATTCTGCTCGTCTTGTATTTTGTTTAATATTTCAAACGCATCAAATATAGCTAGCTTTTTAGTTGCTGCTGCATTTTTTAATCTATCAGCTGATACATCTTCTTCTGTATCTATAATTTCTTCTTTGGCTACTTTAATTAATTCATCAACCGCCTTATAACCAGCTTGGATTATATTCTTCTTCTTGTCCTTGATATTCATATTTAATTGTAATTGAATTAGTTAACACTCTATATAACCTCTCGCGCTCTATAACAAACTCAAACTTACTATTGGGACTAAACCCCACTAAAGTATTTTTTGTTATTCCTAGCGCGTCTAAGGAATTATTAGAATATTTTAAAACACCAATCAAAGGTTGTTCTTTTTCCTCACTAAACTTCTCATATGATTTTATTGGTTTTACAAAACAATACTCATCAGGCGCAGTCCATATACCTTTACTTTTATATAAAAATATTTGGTCTTTAGCAACACAGTATGTATGCTCGTCTATAAAGCTTCTACTGTTTTTCTCTAAGCCCTCTGCGTTATACCAACGTCTAAATACATTATGGTGAAGAATTACTTCATCACCAATTTGTATATTAGTATCACCAACTTTAGGTAACGCTTTTACAACTCCTGTACGGTTTATCATTAAATGATCTTCTATTGAAGCGTTCAGCACGAGTTTAGTATCACCTACTTGTTTCGTGTTGTTGTAGCGTTTACCTTTTGGTGTTATGATAAAGTCAAATAACCCTTTCAATACTCTAGGTTATACTCGACTGATATTGCCATGTTTTTATTAAAGTCTTTCCATGGTAATACGTCTTCATTTTTTTTAATAAACACACTATATTTGTCTTTACCGTCTATGATATCACAAATAGTGTGCCCGCCATAAACCTCTTGACCTACAGAATAGTGCATAGCATCGTTCTTGTAATCTTTGCCAACACTAATTTTTCTTATTAGTTTCATCTTCCTCTATTTTTTGATATTCACCTGAGTTAACATCAATGTTCAACTTATCACCCTTACCGTACAACACATCCATCTTCTGATGAAACTCTTCTAGTTGTCTCTGTAAATTTATAATAGCTTGTGCTATTACTACCTTTTGTGTTTCTAAAGTACCAAGTCTAAGCTTAGCTTGATTAATGTTAGAAACTCTATCTTGTAATTCTTTTAGTTCGTCTTTTTTTATTTTCATTGTATTAAATTTTATTTTTTATTTTTTGGTTTTCTGCTATCAATAAACCAATTTTTATATTTATCTCTTTTAGCAGTTATGTATTCAAAGTACTTATCAACTTTTTCTTTCCAGTTTTTATCTATCCTAGGACATATAACTCCTGATTTAGGACTTGAAAAAACTTTGTTGATATAATTTCTTGCATCATGCTTGTTATCAAACAAATGATTACTAACACAATAAAAAGATCCATAAAATATATTGTTCCATACATCAAATGGTTCTATGTCTTTACCTAATACACTTGCATATACAGCACTTTCACTTAAATGCGTTGTGTAAACTTTCTTAGACTTTTGTATATAGTAATACATGTCCATCTCTCTTGGCAATACGTTTTCCTGCCCAAACAAATCTTTCATTTCACCAATTATCTGATGGGTTGTTATCGGGTGTGGCTTAAATAAAACGTTACCTTTATGTGTTCTTTGTATATGCCTCATTTTATTCAAACAACATCTGTCTTTTAATTTGTTTGAACCTGGAAGTATAACTAAGTAATCTTTAGCTGGCCACTTTCGGTAGTCATCTAATCTATCTTTGTACTTGTTGGCTGTGTTATCTGTTATATTACTTACAAAATAAGAAGCATAATCTAAAACTTCATGATCTTTATCATTAAACGCGTCTGGTAATTGCGCATCTCTTATTTTAAAATTCATTGGCTGTAAATAAAAACACGTTGCCAACTCTGTGTATGCCATTGTTTTAAAGTAAGGCATTTCCTCTGCCATTACATCATAAGCATACTCTATTCCGTTTTCGCTACACTTTCGTATAACGTAGCCTTCTACTTGCTCTAAGTAATCGAGCTTATCATTTTTTTGAAGGTGCCCTATTCTTTCTTTAAGGACCTTCCTATTAAACATTTCCATATTATTAAATTAAATTTAAATTTCTTTATATACTATTACACACTTTTAATCTTTTCTAACTAGGTGCCAACGCTGTTGTAGTCTACCCTGTCAGTATTGTAATCTGCTCTTGTAGTATTGTAAAAAGATATACCAGTAGTAAATGTTGTTGTTGTGTTAAATACCGTGTTAGTACTTATAACAGTATTGGTTGCTCTTGTAGTATTGTAAGTTGTAGTAGTAGCTCTATTAGTTGATACCACAGTTGTTGTGTTAGTTGAAGTGTTGTAAGTTGTAGTTGTATTTCTGTTTGTAAGGGTTGACGTGTTAAATACAGTAACAGTTGCTGTTGTGGTGTTGAACGTGGTAGTTGTAGCTGTGGTAGTATTAAATACTGTGGCTGTGATTCTGATTGTTCCTGTAGCCGTGCTGGTAGATTTGCTTGTTTCGTATGTAGTTGTAGTGGCTCTGTTAGTTGACACAACAGTACTTGTAG